GGAATGGATGCCGCTTCCACGCGCACCTTCTCAAACATCTCACTCCAAGTCTTGAATGTGGATTCCCACAACTTCATCAACTGACTTTGCACCGCCAAACCTGCAACGCCATCCAACACTCTTTCTCCCTCTCCAAATTCGTTCGTTGAATTTGGGGAGGGTCGGGGTGGGGTCGCTTTACGCAAAATAAAATCCTGTGCATCCTTGCCATATTCCAAAAACAATTCATGCGTAAAACCTGTAAAGAAAACCTGCAACCGCACATTCGCCTTGAACGAAGCCTGATACATCCGCGAAAGCGGAATGCTATCCAATTGGCTGATCAACTTCTCAGCTTTAGATTTCGCTTCACTCAATTCGCTCAGTTTCAAATAAACACTCATTAGATGCTGATTCCTTGCAAGCTCTTCGCAAACTTCTCCGCGCTGAACCCATCCGAGCTCAACAGATCCACATCCACATCCCGCAGGAACTGAGCCATCAACAACTGGATGATTTCATCCTTTACACCCAACACCTTCAACCGTGCACCCGCATCCGCCAGATCACGCAGATCTGTGGGCGTGATACTCTTCGCCTTGCGCCAGATAATTTTGTAATCCACGCTCGCAGGCAACACACCCTGCATCAGCCATTCGCGTTCCAGCAACGGTTGAATGATCTGCAACGATGTCCACTCACGGCCCTGGTTCAAAGTCTCTTCATACTGCTCTTTCTTCTCACCTAAAATATCGCGGTTCAAATTACCGCCATAAGCGATCAACTCCATCGGCACATCCGAAGCCGTGAACATCGTCGCAATGTGATGCTCCACATCGGCGATCTTGTCCAAATTCCCATCACCCGAATGCACGGTCAAAGAGCCCGGCTTATTCGAGAAGAAATCGATCACCGCTGCCAATTTGCCCAGCGCCGCCTTATTCTTTTCCTTGTACTCTTCCACATCCGCAGGCGAACCTTCGATCACATGCTGCCTCAGCTGCGCCCCACCCATCTTCCTGCGCACCGCCACATTCAACTCACCATCTTCGGCATATTTGAAATGCTTGCGGGCTGGCTTCATCATCGGCGTGCCATATCTCGATTCTTCGTCATGGTCCCACCGCGCATGGATCATCTTCCACTCCGGGAACCAGATCGCATCTTTCGGTGGTTCAACCCCATAGTGATTTGAATCAGACATCCAATAGGCTTTTTGCGTATCTGCGAACTTGTCTGCCCGGTCTGAATTTCGGTGTACCTGCAAAGTGGGCTTCCGCGTCACATCCGAGATATGCAAGCCATCATCCACGCTCACTTCAAGGAATGAATCACCATCCCGCATCGAAAGCCTTAGCCAATCCTCCAACCTTTGATTTAAGTTCAATCGTGTCTGCAAGTCAGTGGCGATCTGCATTGCCGGTGCATTCTTCGTCTGAATGATGAACCCATTCCGCAACAGATCCCGCGCATAATCCTTATGCATCTTTTTCACCCGCGGATCACCGTCATACATCGACCGGCAATCCTTCACCACCGCCGCCCGCGAATTCTCCACCTGAAACCGGCTCATCACCGATTCAGCGATCACCGGCGCTATACTCCCCTCTCCTTTAGGAGAGGGGTTGGGGGTGAGGTCTGGATTGAAAAACGCATTCACGCGCTGTCGTAATGTGGGAGATTTATTCATCCTTGATCCTTCATCATTCAGCCTTCATAATTATTAGTCTGCAAATACTTCCTGCACCATGCGTTCCAGCTTCGGAAGGTTATTCTCGATCGTGCTCATAACAATGGCGTATCTGCCGCCATTCGATAATTCCAAAAACTTTCCATAAAAAACTGTATGCCCCAATGTGATGATCAACGTCTGTGCATCACCGCTTTCAATTGCCACATCGCTCATCTCTGCCTTGGCTTCCGGTGATACTTCGCCTGTGATCGTGCCCAGGTCAAAACCATCCACCGCAAAGAACAGCCCGCCACGTGCATTCGCTGTGCGGTCTTCCCAAAGCGCATTCTCGCGCGCCTCATCCTGAATGGACTGCCCCCAATAATTCGCCACCGCTTGCAATGCCACCAACGCTTTCTGACCATAATCATCAAGCCCTTTGGCGATCACATCCGGCGAAACAACCCATTCAAAACCATCCGTCATTCTTCAACGATTCCTTCAGCGATCGTTGCAGCCAACCGATTCAACTGCACGAACACCACACGGATCAACTTCCCGTCATACGTCAATCGATCATCCACGGCAATATCCATATTCGGTTCACCCAAAATAAAACAAGCCTGTTTCGCGGCCCGTGCTGCATCACTCTGCATGAAGAACCCGCGCGCGCCTGTATACTCGATGCGCATGGGTTGTGTGCTCAGCGAAGCCTCTGCCCGCCGAATCACCAACGACACTTCATTCCGTGCCCGTATCTTCCGCATCCGTGCCTGATAAAAAGTTGTGTTCAAATCATTTATCCATAGGCTACATGCGAACCGTTGTACCGCTCGCACGCATCCACATACTCACGCTCTATGTCATTCGCATTCTTGCGGCTCGTATCACTGCCGCCTGAAAGGTCTTCACTCACCGCGCCAAAACTGTATTTAATACTGTCACCAGCCTGGTCATTGGCGATCTTCATCAACGCCTTGCTCTTTGCCAGCAGCAAAACGATCTGCGTCTCTTCCTCGCCCAGTGTTGTGTAATCGCCACCGGTCGCCACCCAAGCGGACTTATATCTGTAATACCTGGTCATCGAATAACCCGGCGTCGGAAAGAACGTGATCTGCTTGTTGACGATGGTATAAACTTCCTCGAAATCCTTGCTCACCGGAATGAGTCCGCCATTCGTAAACATTACACCATCCACGCCCACCAGCGCATCCAGGTTGATCAACTTCAAAAAGTCAGTTGCCAATGAATAAACCGCCGTGCCCGAGACAATTGCCAGCGTGGAGATCTTCGTCACGCCACAGCGCCGTGAAAAATCAATGACCGCATCTTCGATCGCGTTGGTATATTGCGCAGTCGTAGGCACCCCATCCACCGCGGGCACTTCCGCTTGCAACTCCGTCAACATCGCCGCTAACGTGGTCACTACTTTCTACCTTTCTTCACACGCCGTTTTTGAACAGGAACTTCCGCTTTAACTTCAGCATGTTTCTTCTTGAATCCGCGTCGAACAGGTTTGCTCTCAGGTTCACTTTGAACAATCTCTGAAGATTCAACACTGCCTTCAACAGCCAATTGCTGATTGCTAATTGCTGAAGGCTGCTCATCCTGCACCAACTGCACTTTCAACAAAGCCACCTTTGGTTCATCGCTGATTTGAAGATCCGCATCACCAACATAGAGCTGCGCCTGTTTCGGTGTCACATCCCTGCTTTCACCTGGCTTCAAATACCGGTCCGCAACCATCTTTGGAGTTGTTCCTATATTTTTGATTGTTGGCATTTTTTATTCTCCAGTCCCCCCTTCCCATTTGGGAAGGGGGCTAGGGGGTTAGGTCATTTCAACTTACGGTACACGATGACCAAGCACATACACGGTTGCATCGGGTTGGGTGGCACCAGTCGCAGACGTAACGCGCAACGTGCCGCCTGCTGCAATTTCCCATTGCGCATCATCCAAACTGGTGCAACGGACAAGATCCTTATCACTGCCACTGGCAGCCATGGCGTTGGTGATCGCGGTCGCTCCGTTTTTCACGGTCAGCGTGGTGCTCGAAACACCCGCGCCGCGCAACACATGCCACACATCGATCACACGCGTTTTATGCGTTAGGATCACATCGGTATCAGCCAATGCACCCGCCGCAATATCAATGCGATGCAGCACCGGAATGCCGCCGATCACATTCGCATTTGCGATGAACTTCAACACCAGACCCGTCAAGCCAGCGCCCGCTGCACCAACTTCGATCTTCGCTTCAGTGACCGCATTCGCCGCGATCTTGGCTGTGGTCACGGCCAGTGCACCGATCTTCCCAGCAATGACAGCCAGGCTATTGATCGCGCCAGTTCGTAAATTTACATCAGGGGTAGGCATTTCAAATCTCCTTTGTTGGGCATACCTGCTCACAAATGGCAGGATTCATCTCAACACAAATAATTTTTCATAATTCCCCTCTCCTTTTATAGGAGAGGGGTTAGGGGTGAGGTTATGGGTTACGCAAACTTCACAAACGACGCCTTGCCAGGGATCGGGGCAATGGAACCGTTGTACTCTTCAGCATAGTATTGCTTAGCCGCAACAAGCTTGCCATTGCTATAGGTTGGGAATGGACCCTCCACAGTCATGGGTCGGAACACGCGGTGCATCACAACTTCACGGTTGACGCACAAGCCCCAGCCATCACGCATTTCTTCCGTATCGAAAATGGGCAGACCTTTGACACCACCTGCAAAGCCAGCGGCATTCAACAGCGCATTCGGGAAACCAGCGCGGGTGAAGCCATCCCAGTTGCTCAGATAGTCTGAATTGGTTTTGCTCAACAGGTAGGATGTGGGTTCATAATGGCGATTCGCCACCTTGACCTTGGCATAGCCAAGGTATTCAGCCAGCAATGACCATGGATCGCTGGCAGCGGTCCATGTGCCACCACTGTTCGATGCCACCGAGAGAGCTGCCCTCAATGCCTTTTCGATCAAACGGCGATCTTTATCACGGCGTAACTCACGGATAATGTTCGCCATGGTGCGACCCACTGCATCCCAACCGATCTGTGATGCACTGAAAACGATCGCTTCACTGGTGATGTAATCAGCCAGGCGATCAGCCGCAGCGGTGATGGTCTGGTAGGCGAGCGTGGTCTTCGCACGTTCGATTTCCTGATTTTCGCCCTGGCGTGTAGCATGATAGGTGTAATCCACCAACATATCATTCGCATCGATGGCACCGGCGGAGATAGGCGTGATGGTGCCCAATTCATAATCAATCACAAAATCAACGCCTTCCACATAAGTGGTGCCAGCGGGGTTACTGGTGACAACGACAGTGCCAGGGATGATGTTGGGGTGAGCCAGGGCATACGTGGTACCTTCCACGCCAGCGGTTTCCACTTCATCAGTGATAGATACTTCGAAGCCGGTCTCGCCAGTGAATGTCTCGTAAAAGATATTCATCGGGCTTTGATCCATGATGCCAAAGTCAAAGACATTGGCGGCCACCAGGTTCGGATAAGCCTCCGCGATAACGGTGCGGCTCACACTGTAGGGCAGGTTCAAGTCAGATGTGGTCTCAGCCTCTTCGAACTGCTTGGCTTCTGCCATCAACTGGCGCTGGAACATCTTGTCGAATTTCTCCAACAGCATTTCGGTCAAAATCGCCGCGGGACTTTCAGCGCGCAAGACCAAAGTGCGCTTGGCACGCTTCTCATGCTTGCGGACCGATTCACTCAGCTCGAAAGCCACACGCGCAAAGGAAGGTGTACCGGTTTCCTTTTCCAACACATCTCCGAGCACCTGCACGCGTTTGGTCTTCTCATCGAAGCCCATGCCCACGAGGATGCCTTCAGCGGCCATCTTGCTGAACTGCTTGCGCTGGCTCTCAGCGAATTTCTTCACCGCATCAGGCGTGGTGAATTCATTCTCTTCGATGCTCTCAGCGAACATCTTGTTCAATGCCGCACCGAAAGGCAGATCTTTCACTGCTTCCGCTTTGGCAGCATTAACTTCATTCTGCTTCTGGCTCTCATCGAACTGGCGTGCCTTCACAGCATTGCTCTTCACGGCTTCGATGATGTTCGCATCCGCACCAATGCCCAAAGCGGAGCGCAGGGATTCATCGAGTTTCTTCAACTGCTTATCATTGAGCGCTTCGAGCTGCGCTTCGGTCATGCCCTTGTTGAACAATTCAGGCTGTTCAGCAAGTAATTTCTTAAGTTCTTCTAACAGGTTCATGTCATCCTCCATAGATGAATTATTTTTTGATTCGATTAATTGAGCGCTGTTCTCAAAGGATGGTTCCAACACCAGGTCGAAACCGGTGATGTGCAACTCACTCACTTCAAAAACTTTATCGTCGCCCTTGCCAATATGTTTGCCTTCACCATAGCCACGCAGACTCACACCCGGCATCACGCCGCCTTCCATCAGGGTCAGGATGTCCTTACCTTTGCTGGTTTCCAAAATGCGACCGGTGATATCGACCTGCCTGCCATCGAAATTCACTTCGTCCCATTTGGTCACTGTCTCCAGCAAATTCGGACGCCCGCCCTTGTCAGACGGATGTTCTGCTTCTCCGAGAATCTGAATCGCTCGTCCTTGTCCTGCGCTCTCATTCAGATGACCACGCAACTCCGTGACCGCTGCTTCCACCACAGAACTCGGATATCGGCGGTTGTTGCCATTGACAACATTCGCCGTGATTGCCTTTTCAATTTTGATGCGCCTGGGCTTCCCCTCTTCACGTTCCGTCAACACCAACTGCGCATCGATCCGTTCCTCAAACCGCTGCCCCTTCTTCTTTCCTGGCTGACTGCTAACCGCTAACCGCTGACTTTCAGCCACCGCCACATCGCTCGCCCTCGTCTGCGGCTGATAACCCAGCTCCACGATCTCCCATTGATCACGTGCCGCGAACGTATACACATCACCGCTCTTCGTGAATGGGACTTTATAAAACTCGCTGGGCATCAACTCAGTGGAGCTGTAACACTCCACCACCACATGATCCGCAAACGAATCGATCACATAAAAGTTTGGACCGTAATCCACATACGGGAACTGCCTGCGGAATTGCTCACTGATCCAACGCTGGGTATATTCCAATGAGCCTTTCACCAGCTCAGTGATCAGATTGCCTTTTTTGATTTTCTTAGCCATGGTTATTCTCCTGAATTGCATTCTTCGGTTGCTCAAATATCTCGTTCTTTGCCGTCAACCATACTGGCGGTTGAGTTTGTCCGCTGTAAACAGAAAGCCAGATCTTGCCAAAAAACAAAGCCGATAAACGCTCACGCCACGTCATCTGCCAAAGCGAGATGCACTGCATTCCATCGGTAAACACAGGCAAACTTCCGCACTCTTCATCGGTCATGCCTTGCGGCTTTGCCAGATTTTTATTTGCTTGTTCAAACTTAATCGGGTCCATATTCTCTCCAACTTTCAAACATTCAAACTTTCGAACAATGATTCAGCCGTAACAACAATAGCTTCCGCACTCGCGGTCTTACTCGTGCCACCATCTTCCGCGATCATCTGCACCCCCCCCGATACCGTATCCACATCATCGTCATGGCGACCCTTCGGGAACGAAGTCGCCTCTCGAATAAAATCCAAATTCCACGGACCGCGCACCAGCTTCACGTGTCCCTGTTTCGCGCGTAATTGCCACGGACGTGCCCGTTCAACTTTGTCACCCAATGGCTTGATCGCCCGAATATTGACCTTCACCAAGCCCTTATCTTTCATGAACTGTTGGAATACAAGTTTCTGAAAAGCCACATCTTCCACGCCCCATTCCGTTTTCAGTTCAGAATCATCGAGCATCAGTGTGCGGCATTGCGGCAAAAACTCCTTCAACTCACGCACCTTCAGCCGGTCACGTAAAAGAATGTCACCGCTTTTTTCATCATGCGCCACTGCGATCGTCGAATTACTATCGCTCGTTTTGCTCTCGCCCAACGCCAGGTCGATATACCGATACCACTGCAAATTCTCAGGCGCTTTCTCCACGATCTCAAAATCCTTATCGTCGAAGAACTCACCGTCTGCCATGCGTGGCAATTGTTGGAACAACGCTTCGAAGTCATAATCCAGCATATTCGCGCGCGTGCGTTGGATCTTCGTCGCATCCGACCGCTCCACCCACAACGGTTCACCCGGCTTGCGCCCCAGCGGATCACCACCCAGCGGGATATAAATGCCGCGCAATAAATTCTCTTTAAACTCTGCCTCGGTCTTCGGATATTGATCTTCCTGCAAAGCCAGCGCAGGTAAAAAGACCACATCATATTGATCTGAATCCGCTTCACTCACCATTTGAGTTAATAGCTGACCAACCAGATCTTCCTGATCCCAACGCGTATGCATGATGATGATCGCTGCGCCTGGCGTATTCGCAACGCGCGGATACACCACCGAACGGAACCAGCTCATCACCTTCTTGCGATAGACTTCACTCTCCGCATCTTCACGGCTCTTGAACGGATCATCGATCACGATCAGGTTTGCCGGGCGACCGGTGATACCACCGCCCACACCTGCCGCAAACACCGAACCGCGATGCCCCTGTAAATTCCACGAGACCACACTGCGGCTCTCGGGGCTCAACTCCACCGGCGCATCCAAGGACGAGCGCTTGCCAAACACATTGGCATAAGCATCACTGCCCACATAATTTCGGGTGATGCGGCTGTTCTCCGTTGCCAGGTCTGCACCGTAGGATGTCAGAATGATTCGTGAATCAGGCAGGTCGCCCAATATCCACGAAGGAAATAAACGGCTCACCTGTTCGGTCTTGCCATACTGCGGCGGCATGCACACGATCAAGCGCCCGATTCCTTTTGCGCCTTTCGTCTCAATATGCGTCTTCACCTGTTCCAGTTTTTCAGCCAAATAAATATGATGCTGCGCCGGTTCATACCACGGTGCCACATACCTGCTGTAATCAATCAAATGGCGACGTGCCAAAACACGCCGTGCGCGTTCAGCTCGTGCCAATTGTGCTTTGCTTATAGTGGCTGGAAGTGCCATTATTCCTCGGGTTCCTTATGCTTCTTTTCCAACGCCGCATTCACATTGTTCGAGATCTTGCGTAGCTCTTCATCCGACTGTTCTTCAAAATCATCCGGCGTGGCATTCACCAGCTTCTTTGCCATCTCAGCTGTGATCTTCGAGGATGGTGTGTAAATGCCTGCCATCTCGAACATCAATTTGCGATCCTGATGCCCTTTGTAATTGGCGTCCGTTGCCACTTCCACCATCGCATTCAACGCATCTGGCAGACCGTCGAAAATGATCGAGCCCTGCAACATCGAGATCGTTTCATCGATGCTTGGGTTCTTCTTGCGCCATGTGGCAATTGCCCGATCCGATGTCAATCCCAAACACCTGGTTGCCAATTCTTCCTGTGTTTCAGGTTGACGGTATTTCTTCGGTTGTGCGGCCCACGCGATATACACCGCCACGCGCCACTTCCAACCTACCTCCACCAGCTTCTTATAAAGATCCATCCAACGCGGAGCCACTTCCCGTGCACCCGCTTCCATACTTTTGCCATCTATTTCAATGTATTGGATCTCTTTGATGCGCAAAACCGAAAGCGCCGCCAATGCGGTTTCACTGGTGGTGTTTTCATCCGCTGGCATCACGGCATCATCAAAGCCTTCGAGCGGCAATGGGATCTGCGGGCTGGGTATTTTCAATTGACCGTTGCTCATTTATTTTGCAACCAGTTCACGGATCGCCGCCGCAATATCCCTGAGCGTATCCACCAACGCGTTTTCACTGGCGAGCGCGTCAAACGCCTTCTCCAGTTTCGCCTTAACTTGATTCGTTACCCGCAGCCCAACATAACGAGCGGTGCCATAGCCGGTATTCGAACTCACCCGCCCCCACACGATCCCATTCCTTTCGGGGTACACCTGATAAACCGTGAAGGGCACGCCGCGCCCATACACCCCCACCTGATTGGTCATCGATTGGGTTTCCATTTGCGTTCTGATCTTCAAATCCAGAAGGGCTGTGTAATCGCCGGGTACCATTTGCTCATCCATCTTATTTTCCTTATCGCTCGCTCTTATCGTTCGCTCTTAGCGATCGCTTTTATTCAAAACTTTTTTCGCGGCATCATACAGATCCTTGGTGATGCCCATCTTTTCATACTGGCTGTTCATTTCCTCATGCATATCTTTGATCGCACTCACGATGGCTTGATAAGAAGTATCCTGCTGTGCCACTACATTTTTTACAGTCGTTGCCCAAAGATTATTCACTTCCAACTCACGGCTGCGCTGTAGTTGCTGCATTTGGACATCGTGCCCTCTTTGCAGTTCAGTGGCTTCTTTGGCATTATTCGCTCGTTCGGCTCTTTCCTCTTTTGCAGCCCGCAAAAACAGAAACACCGTTCCGATAACCGCCAAAGCAGACGGTACTTGTTTTGCCATCTCGATCAATACATCATTCATAAAACTTGCTCTTCCATATCCTTGATCGTCACCGTCACCGGCGAATGCATCCGATCTACCTTCAGATCGGGAAACTCCTCTTTCACTGCCTCAGTGATATTCTCGATAGCATCCTGAAATCTTTCCTTGTCTTTATCAGGCACATAGATCACGATCTGAATTTGAATCAACATCAGCGCTTTCCGATCACGTGCTTGTTAAACTTCCGCGCAATGTAAGCCGAGTTGATCAAAGCCATTGCCAGGTCTTCCATCAGATCGGGCTTTTCGTAATAGCTGGGCATGTGACCAGTGATCGTGGCGGTTGCCAAAGCCAGCTCACCATTGTCCGCGATGCGCTGCGACACCGTGATGCGGATCGCTTCGCGTGTGGTCGTAGTGTGACGCACCGTAATAACCTCACGCCTGATCTCTTCACCAGCTTTCGCAGCGCCTTCAACATTATCGACATCACTCATTCCGGCTTCCCAATGAATTTATTTCCAGAATCCCTTGAACCCTTTCGCACGCAGCTCAGGCATGATCCCAAAGAAGGACAGCACGAACAGGATCACACCCAAAATGGTCTCAGTGGTAAATGGGAAAGTGGGCGCAAAATAAGTGATCACGAAGATCACAAAGCCTGCCACCAACTGCCAGAATGCCAGCACATTGACAATGCCGGTTGCAAAAGCGCTGCGAAAACCATAGGCCCTGAAAGTGGGTATCACTCCAACCAAACCCAGCCCGAACAAAACCAGCGCCAGGATATTGGCTTCACTCAATGGAAACTCTGGCTGATAAAACTTCACCACAAACGCAATCAGACCAACCAGCAAAGTCCAAAACATGAGGCTCTTGAAAATAGGTGCTTTCATAAACTTCTCCTTCTGTGCTCCCCTTCCCTTCAGGGAAGGGGCTGGGGGTTAGGTGGGTTACGCAGTCCCGCGCTCTATGCGGGAAACGCAAAACGCCCGATGTCAATATGACATCGGGCGCTACTTCGATCACGTACCCATTATAGAAACGGGTTGCGCAAAATTACTAAAATAATTTTAACACGCCTCCCTCTACTGTCAAGAGTCAGTTAGTGTCAATTTCACACCATCTAGCAAAGCGTCTACTTACCTACTAACCAAAACGCGAAACGAACAGGCAATATGGAAAGAAGAAATATCCAGATTGCAATGTAAATTAATTTGAGAAAAACATCTTTTATTTTTTCAATGAACATACTCTACTCCGCTCTCTCCACAGTATGGCAAATACATTGATCATCAAAACAGTGAGAAGAAACCTCATTGGGCACATTTGCCCATCCACTTTTTATGCAACCACATCGCCAACAACACTCAGGCTTTCCGCCACCGATGACCAACAGCCGCACATTCCCAACACCATCAGCGTCTTGGTGAGCATGACCTCTCGATTCAATTGTCGTGCCCTTATGTCGATCATTGCAAATAATGCAGGGGGTTCCATTAGTATACATATCTCTATTTTACTCCTTCCAGCTGCCCACGGACATATCCACATCAAAGAAGATCGGTGTGCAAGCGCTGGGCTTCATAAAAGTCACCCAGTGTGTCAGGCTCTGCTTGCCGCTCTTATGTCCGATGAGTGGCTGAACGTCTGTCAACTGTAGAATTTGAGATAGTGGTATTTCAACAGCACACCATTTGAAGATCAAAACGCCGTTCGGTTTCAGAACCCGGAAACATTCTGAAAACCCATCCCGCAGCATGGTGCGCCAATCACCTTTCAACGTGCCATACTTCAAATTCAGCCATGATCTTTCGCCGTTCTTTTCGAAGTGCGGCGGGTCAAATACCACTACCTGAAAGCGATCATCTGGAAAGGGGAGTGCTGAAAAATCTGCCAGAATGTTTGGCTTTATTTCCAATTCACGCACTCCGCTTTTTTGCGATCGATCATTCAAGATATGGCGCTCATTGCGCTTATCTAAATATATGACGCGCTCATCTGCTTTATCAAACCAGAACATGCGGCTGCCACAACACACATCCAAAATTGTTTTCTCGGTCATCATACTCTGGCCCGATTCTTCTTCATTGTCACCTTGCGCACCCGCCCCTTCAACAAGTGCGCCTGCAACTGTTCTCTCTGCTCCGGTCGCAGCGTGATGATCAACTCAGCCAACACCTTCACCGTGATATCCCACAGCTCCACGTCATCACAAATATCACAGCGCACCGGCATCCGCCCCACCAGCGGACCGATCATCAGATCCACTTCCGCAGGCTGGTCTGCGGTTAGATCCACCGCATGCCGATACAACATCAACTGCGGCATCCCATCCCCATTCAATCTGATCATTCCCAACGCGTGCATATTCTTACAGTGCCATTGCTTCACATCTGCCATTGCATTCTCCAATCTTCAATCACAATTCTGCATTCATCATTCATCATTTCCCAGTGCCAGCCACCACACCACCGGAAACACCTCCGCGAACACCCGCAGCTCGAACGCATTCCCCAACACCAGGTATAAACCCACCGAGACCGGCATCAACACTGCGAACGCAGTCCGCAAGAGCGCTGGCTTCCGCTGCCACTTGCGGAGGCACAGCCAAATCACCAGCCCGAATCCTGCCCAATGGAACGCACCCAGCCACGGCTGCAGGATGAACGCCTCCACATTCTCACGCGGACGGAACCAAAAATCCGCGCCTGGGCTGTCTGCGAAGATCATCACGATCTGTACGCGCACCACCAACCACATCCACGCCTGCAAAGCGATCCCGCCCAGCCATACCCCCCAGCCCATCCGCTTATAAAAATAGATCATAAATACCAAAGTCAATAATGCCGTGGTCTCACGGTTCACGCACCCGAGCAGGAAGATCCACATATATGCCCGCCAATACCCGCGCGCCAGGCACGCCAGCCCCAGCGCAAACGTGATCGCCGTGGGCAGGTCATAGATCGCCGCGAACCGGAACCCCAGCCCGCACAACACCATCACACCCACGCCCGCCCGCAGCCAAGGCTCAGGTTTTAGATTGGAAAGAGTCATATAAAAATTTGAGTGCATATACCAATCCGATCGCTGAAACGAACACCACCACACCGATTGCCTGCACAGCTGAAAAACCCAGGCTCATCAAACCACGCGCCAGCCACGGCATCAACGTCCGATACACAAACGGACGTTCCACCCAGCTCAACACCACCGCCCGCGCATACGGCTCCGCATACCACACGCCTGAAGCGTACCCATACACCACCGCCAAAAACGTACCCACGATCAACGCCATCGCGATTCTATTTTTCATCACCCGCCCACCATCACGGTCTTATCCATTGCCCAATCCACATCCAACATCTGGACGTTCAACGCTTCTTCCAAAGCTGCAACCTGCTCGCTGGTCCCTGAAAGTTTTTTCATGAAAACATATCCCGGTCGCTGATGCGTCTGCACGAAATACCAATCCACCAGATGCTCGATGATCTCACTCACTCGATACCCCTCACCATCCATCATCCGCCACGCCACCAAACGCCGCACACGCCCCTCACCACACGCCCCACGCACATCCACAACTCCCCTCAGCGGATAAGTGACCTCCCCATAAAACAGACTCAACGCCGCTGTGGAATATGGCTTCACCACCCCAAACTCACGCACAATACCAGGGACGAACGCCCACAGATCCGCCTCACTCAACGCCCGATCGCTGACCACCTTCACGAACTTCATCCCATCCGCTGACAGTTGATTCACCACCACTTCGATCATTTTGCCCACCGTGCAATCCGCTCGCCAGGCTCCAGCCAGTTCAAACCCAAAAACTGCAAAAACTGAAGCTCCGTCTCGAAGCCCATCCGCGTCTCGACTTCTGGATTCTTGATCTCAGTCTCACCGCGCCACACCGCCCCATCCTGCACACGGAAACCATTCGGCAGGCATCCACCACGTGCCTTCCGCGTCACGATCCAATGACTGAAATCCGCCGGTCCCGTGCGGATCACCATCTGCACCCCCCATGTCGCAGGCGGCATCACCAAAAACAGATCCACATTGATCCCCGCATACTTCAAATAGATTTTCTTGTAGCGCTCCCCATCCTTTTCACGCACAATATCACCTGCCTGGAACATCTCATCCAACATCTTATCCAGGTGCGTTTTATATAGACGCGGAATTGGCATCCCAAACTGCAACGGCGCACGGCCCACCGGCGTCAGATCTGGCACCGCCAAAATTTCGATATCCTTCACATCCTGCTTGCCCCGTCGAATTGACCCAGCAATTTCAACCCGCTCACACACCGAGCCAATATGACCTGCAAACGCTTCAGCTACTTTCAAAGCCACATCATGCTTCATCGCATTCTCCTTACATAATTCCGACTCGTCACAGTTTTGAAACCATCTTCAAACTCGACCAGGCATGAATTCATCTTGCCGCGCACCAACACCCGGCACCGTTGCCCAAATCGTTCAGGGTATCTCGTTCGCACGCGCCAATAATATGGATACATCACATAAACCGCATGATCAAATCATCAGCCACTTCGAATAGACCTTGCGATCCCTTCATCGGAATCGGTTTCTCAAGACGCTTTACCATCTCCAACTTCCACGCATAACGCCCGGTCATATAATTTCCAAAGGCTTGTTCCTGCTTATTCAGGCTCTTCACGATTGCTTCGGTTTTATGAACATCAACGATTTTCACAACCGCAATAATGGCACCCAATGGCATATCATGATCCTTATAACCTGACGCTTTCAGTACGCTTCTGAATGGCTCTTGCAAACAATACTCAATTTGGATCTGATCCATTCTTTTTGCCGCATGGATGGCAAGCAAACCTCGATACTTGCTGAACCAACTCCGTGTCTCATACTGTTTTCCACCGATCGCCACCAACGTTGCCCACGGCTGCCACAAAGAAATAGCTTTCATGCTGCACCCGCCCTTTGACGTTTCACAGCATCCTGCCTGCCACCTTGCGCAGGCGCACCAGCTCCCAACTTATCCGCACACGCCAGGCACACCGCATACTTCCGATACCCGCGCGGACCATGTGTCAACACCATCCGATATTCCTTCAACTCTTTATTACACTTCAAACAATGTTGTCTATGCTTAGCCATCATGCACCTCGTTTTCCAATTGCCAAGTCATAAGCCTTCTTTGCCTGGTCAAACATGACGGGATCGCCGCCGTTTTCGCCAGTGTCAGGATGATATTTTCGTGCCAAATTTAGATAAGCTCTTTTGATCTCATCATTGCCTGCGGTTTCAGCCACGTTCAAAACTTCAAACCACTTGCGCGCATCCGGGTCAGGCAACGCCGCAAAACCTTTGAAGGCGCGGTTGATCAAAGCCGGTGATCCATCTCGCTCAATTTGCCGCAGCGCATCGAGTGTTCGGCACAGCGCCCACAGATTATCCTCCACGGTCAAATACACATCACACGCCAGCGCCATATCCATTTGATTGCGCTTGAAGAAGATCGCCACACCCACATCCTGCGGCTGTCTCTGTCCCGAGCGTGGATTGCCATCCAATCTCAACTCCAGGTTCGAAGAGATGATCAGATCCTTTCCACCGAAGCGCCGCACCTCTTCATCCAACATACGGCGTGCCATATGCACTGAACGATCCTTGAATTGTGCCCGCTTGCGTTTATAACTTTCAGTCCGTGCCCATCCTTCCGGCCAGAATAATGGATAAGCTCTTGTAGATTCCATAACTCAAAACTCCTTTCGATCATCATTCAAAATTCATCATTCCGCATTCACCACTCACCACCACCTCCCCCTCCCCACCTCCGCGCGGACCGCATGTTTTCCACCTGTCCGAGCGCACGCAAAATAATTGGCGGTTAAGAAAAGCGTGTTATTTTTGGCGGTTAATTATCGCGCCCTTGCGAAGCGGGGGTCAATCGATCACAAAGTTCGCAAACACATCCTTGGCTGCTTGCATCTGCTTCTGCAATTCTTCCTCATCCGCGGTCTCGATTGCCCATTGCACACCACTACCCAGCTCCCCATGCAGCATGGACGTAATGATCTGCCGCGCCAGCGTTGCCGCTTTTCCGTGGTTTTCCAGCAGCCAGTTATAGAATTTTTGATCGCGTTCCTCGCGCGTCACTTTCTCCGCCTGCATGGGAATATAACCATCCAACCGAAATCGCTTACTGGGAAATGCGCTCTTATGTCTTGCCATTATTCGCTCCTTGAAACTTGAAACCTATCTCTTCATCACCGAGAGCTTCCACAATCCGCGCGCAATGCTCAGCACTGCGTCATCAGGCACCCACGCCTTCGCCGCGAATTGCACAGTCAACGCATCTCGTAAAAGCAGTGCCCCGCCGCCCACGATCAACACCTTCGCAAAACGACGATGGCTCTGCCCCCAGACCTTCTCGATCTCACCGTTCACTTCGCGCGCCCATACCGGCATTGCCTGCTTCAACTCACCGTTCAACCGGCCCGCCCGCAGCTTCGCATCCAACTCACCCAAACTGAAGAAGCCTTCGCGGTTGATCAACTCCAACAACCGCCGCACACCCAGCGTATTCCCACGCGTAAAGCGTTCCAGCGCCCCGCGTTCCTTCACCACCAACAACTCCACCGTATTGAAGCCCACGCTGATCACGCCCACCTCATCCAACAAAGCGGACCCACGCTCACCGATCATCTGCCCGCGATGGTCCAACACATAATCGAACAGCGCGCCCACCGGCTGCGAAGTCTGCTTCACATCCTCCACCTCGATCGTATGTGTGATTCCATCCGCCTCGAACTGATGCTTGCCCTTCAACCAGCCCTTCACTGCCTTCTGATAATCCTTCGCCATATCGCCCGTCATCATCTGCAGCGGCAAACCCACCATCAAATTCAACGGCTCATCAAACGGACCATGCTCCGCCTGGTACTGTGCCAAAGCTGAATACAACAACACCCGCATTTCAGGCGCACCCGTCAACCGTTCAAAGTCCAAATTCTCCACCGGTCGCCCGTGCTCATGCGCCCCATCCCCCACATAAAACGACCCAAACTCACCGCTGATCAACATCGGGCGCTTGCGATTCTTCAAACCCAAGATCCCATCCGAAAGATGACCATGCCCATTACTTGCCACCTGGCTCACCAACTGCCAGCCCCCCGGCGTGCTCCACAACTTCAACGCACCCATACCCATATCGAAACCAAAATTGATAGCCATTTCATTACTCCTTTTTTTGTCTGTCCCCTCTCCCATTGGGAGAGGGCTAGGGTGAGGGAGAAACTCCCTCAAAAAAATTACGATTTCAATTTATAGACTCGGTCAGCATTCGCCTTCATCAACTGCGTCTGCTCCAAGTCCTTCAACGCATTCGCGACCACATCCGACGCTCCAACCTCTCCCCCTAAATTGCGCTCGCCCAATTGGGGGGATGCCGAAGGCAGGGGGGTCTTACCTTGCGCCTTCACCACTGCCTGCATCGCCGCGCTCATCTCAGAAGACACCCCGTCAGGGTACCCCTCCCCATCCAACCCAAACCGATGTCTGATCGTATCCACATTCCACGGTGGCAGAAAATGCGGTGACTGATTTCCATAAGCCTCGGTGCACATCAACTTCTGCTTCATCAAAAACAGCAGCTCGTCATATTGCTGATAATCCGTCACCAAACCATCCGGGTCAAATTTCGTCGAACCTTCCGCCAACAACCGCTTCGGCATCAGCGTTCCATTCGAATGATCCAGCACGAAATCCACGAAGCCCGCATGCACGTTCGGAGCCTCATCCAACACCCAATCCACCAACTCCTTATGCGGCACATACTTAATTCGCCACAGCGTCCGACGATGCACCAGCAACGCCTTCACTGCTTCCGGGTGCATACCCTTCGCCGCCTCCATCATCCGCACTTCCGGCGTCGAATTCTGCACGAAGCGAATATTGGCATAAACATTCGCCCAATGATCAGCCACATAGGCCCAGGCATTTACCAGCGCAGCCACCAACAACACCGCCGCCAAACCCAGCGGCACCATCGCCAGATCCTGCCAGCTTTCCTCAGCCATCACCCAGCTATGCCACCACACCAGGCATGGCGCGATCAACGCCGCAGGCACCATCCACTTCCAACTTCGCGGGCGATCAAACATCATCCACCTCCTTTGCACATCTCGCGCCACTCATCATCCACCAACACCGCATACTGCGCCGCGTGGATCTGATTAATCACCTCCGCCCCTATGCCTGCGGGATGATTGTTCTGCACGGCCACGTCCAACGCGGAAAGCAGCGCATCCTTCTCCACGCCCGAAGTGGGCAGTGCCAAAATAGCATCCAACTTCGCCTGTGCCAATTCATCTGGAAGATATACATTCGAACACATCAACCCCTGCTCGAACAAATACCCATGGTAGGCATCCTGCGCCTCCACCGAATCACTCGCATGCTGATGCAGCTCCACAAACTCTTGCTTCTGCACTGCCTGCCTTTGCTCCTGCCTTTGACCAAACAACATCACCAAAATACCTTTCATAGCAACTCCTTCAATCTCGTGAAATCACCACGATAAAACCCAACAACAACAACGCACCGATCATCACCAACACATTTTCCATAACTCACTTCACCTTCCCGCAGCACCTGCATATCGCCACCCGGCGTGTCCGGCCCACAATCACATCATGCCCGCGCACCCCAAAACAACCCAGGCAATACCGCGCCTCGCCATACACTCGCACCACCTTGAACGGGCTTCGCGGAGCATGCACACCCCACTCACCCTTCACCAGCGCCAAAAACTGCAAAACTGCGAGGCTTGCCCCCTCTCCGTGGCAGGGAGAGGGCTGGGGCGAGGGCTGATTACCCCTAGCAGTGGAAGCCTTGCTCTTATTTTTGAAAAAATCATCCATATCTACTCCGAAATTTGTCTGACAACAGTGAACATCAATGTTCACTTAGTGAACATCTCAAGCCTGACATCTTCACCATACATAGAACAGGCTTTCTATAATTAGATATATATATATACTTACAAAAATAGATGTTCACTTTGCTTCACTTTTCACTGACTATCCGCAAAAAACATAGGTTTTTGGCGTGGTTTGGCGGGGTCTCCCCGCCCACTTCTGGGTAAAAATACCCGGTGAACATCGGTGAAGAACTTTTCGGGGGTTGCACACCCCGAAAAAATTTTTCTCAACAGTAGAAAGTGCCAAAAGATGTTCACCGATCTTCACTTTTCTCTGAAATTGCCAACTCCAAGGCTTTTTCAGCTACTTTTTGCATGTCTTGACCATATCCCCATGGATCTCCCTCGCTATACCAATCAGGGAAAGGTCCAAATACTCCAGTTATCTTTTTCCCAATGGAAATGAAATCTCGAAGGCGAATAACCAAGTCACGCAATGTTCCACCTTCACTGAAGCCATGCCAACGGCCACTGATGAAGTGTGTATAAATTCTTGCCTCTCGATAAGCATCAATAAACCAAATCCGCCCACGCTGATCAATCTCAAAATGCGAAATTCGTCCATTGTGCGCAAAGAATTTTCTACCGCATCCAGCAATCAAAGCAATTAGCTCGTTTGCTTTATTCAGTCGATCTTGTTTTTCGCTCATGATGTACCTTCCATTTCGGTGTTGTGCCAATCGTCACGCATCTTCTTGATCCCATCCGAACTGCCCATCACGTTGATCATCGCAGCCCGCGTCATGCTCCCGCGTTCCTTCCACTCCACGGCCCAGCGCTCGCACAAGCCCTTAACTCTTTCCAACTCCAACTCCATATTCACGTAATTCGTCCCCTTATATTGCGGTATGCCATCCGTGCTGCGGATCGTCTTCAAATTCAAATAAGTCTTCATCGTGTGCGCCAGCTTCCGGCTTTTGGCTTTGAAGCGTCCGCCTTTGGCACCGTCCTTTTCATCATGCTCATCTTCATCCCCCTCCCCCATCTGCTTATTTTGCGCATCCACGATCAGGTTCGTCGCCTCGCTGATATCCTTCAGGTAAATGCGGTCCGCATCTTCCGGTCGCTCGCTCACCGGTCCCCACGCCCACGCCAGGATGATGCCTTCCAGCACGCGTGCGGTAAACGTTGCATAACGTTCGCCCTTGCGTTCCTCGGTCACGTTCTTCAAATACGCGCGCACCAGATCACGTCCCGCTTCACTCTTCATCACCGTCAACAAACTCACCGTCACCTGCGCCGTGCGCGAATCCATCGCCCGGTCTACCGAACCCAGATCCACCTGGCAATCCTTTTGCATGTTGTGCATCATGTATGTGAAGAGCGCATTCCGAATGCCCAAACATTCCTTCTCATACACTTCCACCGGCGGCAGGTCCAACGGGATGCGCGGATGTGGCTGCACCGGCACCATCTCCTTCGTCAAACAGCGTGAGGCAGTCGCCTGGTCCTGAAAATCCTTGCGCATCCCGATGATCTTCGGACCAAACACATCGAACGCCGCCGCATCGAAGTTACCCAGCGCATTCTTTTCAGATCTCAGAATCGGTTGCCCCTTCTCATTGCCACCGTTCAAGATCTTCGCGATCATCGAAGCCTCATCACTGTTGTTGAAATCCGCTTCATCCAAAACCAGCGTGCTATTCGTGAACAGATCCAGAATGCGGAACAAAGAAGATGCGCTCGAACCTGCATTCGTCATGATCGGCTGATAACAAATGGGACCGATCGTTTTCAGCAACCGGCTCTTGCCCGTGCCATAGTCACCCAGCGCCCGCAGATAAGGCACCGTGCGAAACTGCCTCGCCAAATACGTGAAGAACGGATAGATCATGCACAACTGTTCAAAAGTCTCATCCGTCCCAAAATCGAAATAGCGTGAATTATGCGCCTTGATCGCAAACAGCAGCTCACCCTCATTGCTCAGCTCACCCAACTCCGAAGGCAGCAGAATGACTCTTTTGCGGATGATGTTGTTCGCTTGTATCGGCATATACTTCCGATTACCGATCTTGACTCTTTCCAAACGGTCTTCCACATGCCCATCTGGGAACCGCACCGCAAAAAAAGTCTTATCTTCATCCGGGTCATATTCCAACCCGATGAAATGCTCGAACAACCATCCGCCCGTGATGTAAATGGGCTCATCATCGTCTTCACTTTTCTCGTTCTTTTTCTTGCCCCCTCCGTTCAAATTCTTCAGGCGCTCAGTCCATTGCGAACTGCGGATGCGCAAAGCCTCACACAACGGTTCCTTGAAGCCCGCCCGATCATCCGGTGTCAATTGCGCCACCCCATTCTTGAAGAAATCGTTCATCGCATCGACTTTCTCAGTCGAATTCTGGATCTCTCCGATTTGCTCAGCCCAATACACGATGAACGGCTTCGCATTCTCCAGCAAGGCCTGCGCATGCCGCGCCTGCTCATCAGGCGAAATGCCCTTCTTCACCCATTCCTGCAACTGTGCATTGGCGTCCTTGACCTTTGCATCTTTGACAGAACTATTCTTCGCCATTGCTCGCCTCGTTGCCTTCACCGCTCACTGTTGACTGTTTACTGTTGCCTTCTCTTGGCTTCAACTGTGTCATCTTCACGATCTGCGTCCGCGGTCCCAGCAGCTTCGCAGCCCAATGCACAACCTTTTGCCCGGCATCATCGTCATCCAAATGTAAATACACAGCGGGATGCTTCTTAATGTAGCCAGCCAGCTTTCGCAAACGCTCACCATCTTCCGGTGCCATGCGTTCGGGGTCCCCCAACAACCCACAGAAAGCCATCGCGCCCTGCCCCCACTGCCCCCACGTCACCGCATCGCCTTGCCCTTCCACCAAAACCAACGAGCGATCCACGCGCTCCACATGGTTGAAATAAGCCTGCTTCGGACCTGCCAACAGCTTATAAGGGTTGAACGATTTCCATTCACGCGCTTTCCCTTCGGACTCGCGCAGCGCCCCCTTGGGGGTTATCTTGTCGAAGCCTGGCAAATGTCTGCGGCTCAAATACTTCACCCCACCCTGATGTTGATGGGCATAGATCAAGCCTGGCACATCCATCAAGCCATGAATGCGACCCTTTGAGATCCATTCAGCATCAAAGTCTTCATGCCCACGCACGTCATACTTGAAAGCCCACGCTTCCACATCCCCTTCGAACCCCAGCACCGCCACCGCAGCTGGTGAAAGCAGATCAATGCCATACAGATTGAACTCACCCTTCATATCCTTATATTGTTCAGCACTCTTCCGCCCGCTGAACCCGATCAACGCCGCCTTCATAGTGTCCAATGACCAACCGCGTCCCACCGCGTAAGCCAGGGCATCTTCATCCTTCATCATTCCGCCTTCATCATTTCCGATGAGCCACCGCTGAAAAACGTGCGCCGCCACCGAAAATACATCCGCAGCAGCACGTTTCTGTTTAACTTCACTCTCGTTCACCTGGCTGAATCGCGGCATATCGATGTTTGCCCGTCTCGCCAGGATGCTCAGCGCCTCATTGAACTCGATGCCCTTCTCACGCATCACCCAGGCGAACACATCCCCATTCCAGTTCTGCGAATACCAAAAAATACGTTGCATATCCGTTCGCACCTTCATCGAATCGTGCTGGGCGCTCGTCCGCAAACGACCATGCCCACGCAGCTTGATCCCACCCTCCTCCAGCACATCCTCGATTGGGTTTGCATCCCGTACTTTCTCAACGAAATCTTCAAAATGTTCTGCCATAAGCCATCACCCGTTTTACAGATTTTTTACAGATTTTTCCTAACTATTCGAGCCATCCCGCCACGGGTAGCCCGTCCAAATCAGACCACGATCCCCGAGCACCCCACCCCCCTACCCCTTCCTGCTTATGTGACAGATACCTATGCCCCTGCGCTCCAATCTAACCGCCAATAACATGCTCATACCCAGCCTTTGTGTCACATAATGCCCATTTGCTGACACTCAGCCGCGTTTCCCACAGCGCCCACACCCACGCCACATAATGCATATAAAAAGTGAACATTACGATTCTTTCTTCTACTGATAAATAACAGGTGGCGCGCCGCATGCTGACTGGGTAGCTGCGCTGTGAGTTGATCTGGCATTCTCAGTTGGCTTTCTCAGTTGAGAGAAGCGCCTTGCATAGTTCCTTGGCAAGTGATACAGGAACAGCATTGCCAATCTGTTTCACTACCTGCTCACGATTGCCATGAAAGCGATACTCATCAGGAAATGACATGGCACGTGCCAGCTCATGGGGTTGCAACATACGGAAGCGGATATCAAGCAGGTACTTCTTATCGTTATGTGTGAAGATAAGCGGTTCGACCAAACCAAATCGATCACGTCCTGTCTGTGTCTTCAATGGTTCATCAACAGAGGATGCACGGCCAGTGCCGTAGTATTCAATCAGGAAGGGTTCAGCTAATCCGAAATGCGGAGTTGCTGTCACAGTTGGCAGTGGTTGATCAACGGGGCGATGTGATGCCTTGACCGCTTCATCCGATGTTCCATTCAGCATTACGATGTAGGGTTCAACAAATGACCAGGCATCAACACTGGTGATCGTTGGCATGGGGACATCGAGTGAATAGGCTCGCATATCATCCTTGCCGTGATTGACGGGCATGATGAATGGTTGAACCAAGCCAAAGCGATTGCTGGTATCCAGCGTTGGCAAGGGTTCAGTGATTGGCTTTGTGCGTCGCTCTGAATTCTTGCCATTGTGATATTCGACCAGGAACGGTTCAATAAGCGCGATGCCGCGGCTGGTGGAGGTAATTGTTGAAACAGGCTCATCCACACTGCGCGGAGCACCACTGGAAAACTGCGGAAGGATGAATGGTTCGATCAATGAAATGGCACCGGCTCCCGCCACAGTTGGAATGGGTTGATCAACGTCACGAGCCACTGCACCAGATTGTTGACCAAGCACAAATGCCTTACCGCCATATTTCATCAGGCCTGCCCAAATGCGGCGAAGCGTATTATCTGCAAGCGGGCGTTTGCGGCTGAAAATAGATTCGCCTTTGATGGTCCAATCAATAATCTCGCGTGCGGCTTTCCAGGTTGGAAGAGAGCCAAACATATTGCCGCCATTTTTGTGATGTGTAGGTTCAGGGAACTTCATGGCTTTGTGCTTGCGGGCAATAATAAATAAGCGCTTGCGAGTGGTTGGATCTCCGTAATCAGCGGCATTGAGAACGCGATGATCAACGGTGTATCCGATCGCTTCTAGCTTTCGAAGGAAGCGATAAAAGTATTCGCCTTTGCGTTTCTGAATTGGCTTTTCATAATGGCATTTGGATAAATGTTTCTCTGCCTTCACACCAGCGCCACAAGTGCAAGTTCGGTGAAGCGGTCCCCAATCTTGAAAATCAGGGACATTCTCGATCAGCACATCTTCCACATCCAGAGATTGAACCCAGCGCAAAACGTATTTGACACTGGCACGGCTTTGTTTGCTCATGGGTTTGCCACCACGTGCCCGGCTGAAATGCGTACATTCAGGCGATGCCACCAATAAGCGCAGCTTGCCAGATGGCACTACCTTGCGCGGATCAATGTTTTGCAGATCGCTGTTGAAGTGATCAACATTGGGATGGTTCTCAGAGTGAGTTGAAATTGCCAGTTCCCAATGATTGATCGCAACCAGGTGAACGTTTTGATTCAATTCTTTTGCGGCTTGCAATAAGCCTGTGGATGTGCCACCAGCACCGCAGAATAGATCAGCTACGTTCTGCATCACCACACCTCTCCAACAGCGGACATGAGGACATCAAACGATGAACGCAGGTAGATCTCGGTGGTCTCGGGGCGTTTGTGTCCGAGCAGGCGCATGATGGTGCGGATGATTTCGATTAGTGCAAGCCCTTGTTTGAGAAGGCGCTGCTCGACGCGTTTGGCGAAGGTGAAGCGCAGGGAGTGGCAGAGCAGGTCAGGGATGCGAGTATCAGTTCGAAGGTCGGTGACGAGGCGCTGTATGGAGCGCGTGGAGAGCCGGTCGGTGGATTTCCCGTCAAAGAGGGCTGGGTTGTCATCCTGGCGCA